ATGCGAATTGCGCTATGCAGCTATAGTCAGAAGGAGAAAGAAACGGCGTTACTGATAAAGCTTGGCAAAGTAGACCGCTTTGACAAGGGCGTATTCTGCGTCTATGCCATGCAGCGGGATGGGCCTTATGGTGCTGTGGTGGTCATGGAGGACGGAGTCAGGGGGATGAATTTCTGCATGAGCATACGAGGGTACAGCAAGGATGCCCCGCTCCTTTGGATCAGCGATCAGGCAGAATTTGAACCCCAAAGCCGCAGGCTGCGGGTAGATGACTTTTGGGTGAAGCCCGTTACAGAATATCAGCTGCGGGAGGCAGTATCCCAGCTGCTTCAGGGAAAAAGGGGAAGTAATGAATCAGGTGAGGAGGAAACGTATGAATAAAAAATATTACCGGAGAGAACAAAACCGTCACGCTATATAGAAAATAATGACAACAGGAGGAAATGGATATGAGGTATAAAAAGAAGAAACGGCAGATCGTATCTGCAGCATTGGCAGCAGTGATGGCGATGCAGTTATGCGTACCGTCCGCAACGTTTGCAGCAGTACCTGCAAAAAAATTAAAGGTGATCACAGGATTTACAGAATTACCGGAGGAGGTCGCGCATATTCAGATCCCTGCGGATGCCGGAGAAAACCTTGAGGATTATCTGAATTTCCCGGAGACGATCGAGGCTTCGGTGGTGGAATATAAGAACGTGAATCATCAGAAAAATAATGCGGATCGCGATAAGGGCGCGGAAGATGAGAAAGTGGCAGCAGACGACCGTGATAAGAAAGAAGACTATGGAATTGCTACCGGCAGTAATGCGAAGAAAGAAAATCTGAATGAGGAGGAAACTCCGGAAACAGAAAATTCAGAAAACGTGCCGGATAGCAATGATGAGGAGGAAGCAGATAAACAGGAAGTTCAGGAGAAAGACCTGCAGAAAGACCAGCAGGGTACGTTTCTGATCGCGACCGACAGCAATGCCGGGGATTTTCTTGAGGATTATGAGTTTGAAGATGAGGAAATCTCAGAAGATATCCCGGTGCTGACGGATATCAGCGTTACTTGGGAGCTGGATGAGAACCGGGAAGAGGAAAGTGGTTTCTATTATTATCTTCCGGTTCTTCCGAAAGAGTATATTTTGGCAGAGGACGTGGAGCTTCCGGAGATCGAGGTCAGCATGGACGGCGGAATCGCTTTGCTGGCGTCAACAGATACTTATAATATTGCGAATGGCGGTATCGTCATCAACAGCGACACATTGGAACAGTATAAGGATGCGACTATCACGGGAAGCAGTACGACCCATAATATTCTGGTTAATGGTGTGGAGGCTACAATCACGATTTCGGATCTGGATATCCAGATTCCGATCGACAATAACGCTACGACAGTAAGTAACTGGATACCGGCGATCCGACTGGCAAATGGTGCAAAACTGAATCTGATTCTGAAGGGAAAAAATACACTCAAGGGCGGTGATATGTGTGCGGCTATTGATGTGCCGGAAGGCTGTACCCTGACGATCAGCGGAGAGGGAAGCTTAAAAGCAACCGGTGGAGGAGGCGCCGGAATTGGTGCGTCGAGCATGAGAAAGGGTTCCTTGGGGACGATTGAGATCAACGGAGGCAATATCGAAGCTTATGGCAGCGGGATGGCAGCAGGTATTGGCGGCGGTTTAGAGGGCGGCATCGGTACCATTATCATCAACGGCGGAACTGTGTATGCCAAGGGCGGATATGGAAGCTACCCCAGGGATATTAAAAATGTATACGGTGGAGCAGGAATTGGCGGTGGAGCGTACGGCTGCGTGGATCTGATTGAAATCAATGGTGGCAATGTGACAGCCTATGGAGGATATGTTACGAACGCAGGAAGACACCCCGGAGCCGCAATCGGCACTGGCGGCGGTGGAGCAAAACCGATAGGCGAAGATGGATACAAGTATGGTGATATTAAGATCAATGGCGGAACGGTTTCAGCCATTGCATATCATAATGAAGTATATGCGATCGGTGTCGCAGAGAAGCCCAGTGTAGAGGGTACCTTGGTGGGCTCCATTTCCATCAGTGATCAGGCAGTAGTCAACTTAAATGGTGGTGATTATTTCCCGAAAAGTGAAAATTCCGGACTGAAAAACTATACCATTCAGGGCACGATTGCGGATGTACGATTCACCGAAAGCACTTATCCGGTGACAATCAGCGTGGGAGAGATTACCTGGAATGCAGGGACGATGAAGGTGAGCGATTATCAAGTTACACTTAAGGCATCCAATTATCTGAAGCCATTAACGCCAGGGACACCGGTAACGGTACAGGTGACGGTTGGAGACTATGTTTATCAGATGGAAGCTGACGTTGATGATAAGAATGCAACGATCACTTTGAAGGCCGCAACTCCTCTTTATGAGACAAGATTAAAATTTGTTTCCACGGCGATCACGAGCGATCAGATATTACAGGCAACCGATATCACGATCAAGCAGGATGATGAACCGTTGAGCAATCAAGAAGGTCAAAGTGCAGCTATGGTCATTCCTTCCATGCAGATTTCGTATGATGAAGCGAACACGGGACATCTGACGGTATATCTGCCGGAAAATAAGAATAAAACAGAGATTTCGGTGACGGTACCGGGCTTAAATGACGGCAATCCGATCACAAAATCAGGTGAGACGATTTCGACAACAACACCAAATGAAATCGAGATGTTTCATGATGATACCGTTTGTAGTCATGAGTACTATAATGCAGATGGATTTTGTGAAGCATGTGGTGCATATCAGAAGCCCCAAAATTGGAAGGAATATTATGAGATTTATAATGCCGGTCAGCTGTTCTGGTTTGCAAAGCAGTTTAATGATGATAAAAACTTTAATAAGAAGAGCAATCTGAAGCTGATGAAGGATATTAAGATCCCGGACGGATATGACTGGACAAGCATTAGAGACAAATCTGGTACTAGGTCTTTCGAGGGGACTATTGAGGGAAATTACCATGTAATTTCCGGACTGCGACCTGCTAATGACGGTGAAAGTTATAAGTGGGGACTGGTGGGAAGGATTCAACATGGGAGTGTACAAAATATAGGGCTGGTGTTTGAAGGTGATTGGACTTGTGGATTGTGTCGTACCGCTATGTATGATGTCAAAATTCAGAATTGTTTTGTAGTAGGAACAGATTTTTTATATAGTTCTTCAAACGGAGCGGCGACTAAAGGAACGGTGACTAATTGCTTGGCTGTATCAGGAAAACTGGAAGGAACTAAGCGCCCGAATGATCGTAGGACTACTTTTACGAACTGTTATGAGACAACACAGGGTGATTTTAGTTCTTTGGGTGGAATTACTACTATAAGCGAAGAAAAACTGAAATCCGGCGAAATTGCCTATAAATTAAACGGTGAAAAATCAGATGGTACGTGGGGACAGGTGATTGGAACGGAGGATTACCCGCATTTCCGCAAGTACAGTAAGACGGTATATTATGATCCAGCTACTCAGACATATTCTAATAATAATGCGGCAAGTATCACTTCCGCAACTGTCACGGATATTAAGACGAGTCCTGAAAAAAAAGCGACTGCTACACTTAAGGCAACAGGAACTCCCGGAGCAGAGGTTAAGTTTTTCTTAACCTCCGGCGAGGATGAGCGGACATTAACATTAGATGAAATGTTCTCGAAAGGAACGTTACTTACGGAGAGTTCTTCCGGAAACTATGAGTATACTATTACGGATTTAGCTCCGGACACAGAATATCATGTCAGACTGATGATTAAAAAGGATGGTACGTTATCTCTTGATGTAACCTATGTAAATTTCCGGACAGAAAAAGTGCGGCAGGAGGCACCTACTGCTGCTGATGTTTCTATCAATTACGAACAGGAGACTTTAGAGAATAAAGCTTCCTGCGATCTGGAGTATGCTGCTTCTAGTGATGCACAGTCATGGACAACGATAAGACAGGGTGGTATGGTTCGTCTGACAAGCCTGCTGGATAACATTCGTGAAAGTGATGGGTCTGTACCAGTCTATATTCGCAAGAAAGCATCCTCGTCCATGTCAGCCAGTGAAGCGGTTTTGGTGGCGGATTTGCAAACACAGGCGATTCCGGAAGAATCGAACAAGCCGAATATTGATTATCGGAAGGAAGAAATCACAATTTCCTCATCTTTACAGTATGTGATTGTAAACGGAACCAATACCTCTCCAAGCTGGACATCTGCAAAAATGGGCAGTGGATCAGGAATTTCGATTACAGACATCATTTCTTCCGATCATGAGAGTACGGTTTATTATCGGTATGCTGCAAGCAACACGGATAAGAAATTTGCCGGAAAACCTGAAAGTATCACGATTCTTAAAAGAACGGAAGCACCGGCTGCAATAACTGAGGGTGAGGTGACTATAACCGGTACGACGATTACCATAAACAGAACGAATCCGGAAAATGGCATTGAGTATGGATACCGTGATGTAGATTCAGACGGAGCATTTACATGGATTGACGGTACGAAAATTCAGGGATTATATCCGGCACATGGATATCAGGTAACCAGCAGAATAAAGGCGAAAGAGAATGCATTTGCTTCTGAGAGAACGGAACCGCTTAATGTGTCTACCAAGGATACACTGAGAATTGTAGGAAACGGAACACAAAAGTGGGATGCGAAGGGGACTTATGGGGTTTCACTTGCTCAGATTCCGGTTTCCCTGGCTTCTGGTTATGGTGTGTATAATGGTGCAAATCAACCGGTAGCCGGAACCTGGAGCTGGGAACCGGAAAATAGTAGTCCAGCATCTGGTATTTATCCGAATGTAAAAGGTAACAAGGCTTATACCGTGAAATTTACACCGACAGATTCAAGTGCTTCATACGATGGGACATTAACAGCTTCCGTGGTACCGGAAATCTCTAAGTACACACTGCAATTATCAGTTGCGGTAGAAGATAAGACCTATGATGGCACGAAAACAGCAACTGTGCATGAACCGCTGATTGTAAAGACTGGCGTGTATACAGGTTCAGGAGAGGAGCAGCTGCAGATCACAGGCTTAACAGCAGCTTTTTTGGATGTAAATGCCGGAACCAATAAAAAGGTTGTGATCGATGCTTCGAATGCAGTGATAACAGGAGCAGTGATCAGTGGCGGAGCAGCAGCCGATCCGGATAACTACCAGGTCAATATTCAGAAAGAAGCAAACGCAACGATCGAAAAAGCAGCATCTTCGATCACGATCAATGATGCAGAGTGGCCGGGAACGAAAACATATGGCAATCCTGATTTTCCATTGACCGGAGTTACCACCGTTGGAGACGGAGCGGTGACCTATGGCAGCGATAATGAGAGTGTACTGACGGTGGGCGAAGATGGTCAGGCAACGATCCATGGCGCAGGTACGGCAAATGTAACGATTCGTATGGAAAATGGTACCAATTACACGGCAGGTAATAATTCCAGACCGATCACCGTTCAGAAGGGAACCATTTCCCTGAATCTGAAAGCCGGAAAGAAAACAGGTCTGATGCAGAGACTCCTGGCAGTTCTTGGAAATGTGGAAGATACTTATGTTCTGACTCTGGAAGCGAAGGGAGCTTATCAGGATGTGCTGGCCGGAACGGTAATATTTTATGAAAATGGACAGCCGCTCAATCAGACGCCGATCCCATTGACCAATGGAACCGCATCCATGGAATATTCGGTTTCTTCTGCCGGTACGCATGAAATTTCGGCAGAATATGTGCTTCCGGCTGACGGCCCAGAGAAGGAAAATTACAATGATCCTGCACCGGTAAGCTGCAGCTTCGAGGTCGAAAAAGCAGATGAGGATCAGATTCAGATCAAAGAAGTGGGCGGAAAGCTCTACGGTGAGGATCCATTCGAACTGGAACTTACCGGACAGAAGGGAAAAGGAGCTGTGAAATTCTCCGTTCCTGCTGACAATGGAGTTCTGGAGTTATCCGAAGTGAACGGAAAAACAGAGGCGAAGATCATCGGAGCCGGAACGGTCCTCGTGACAGCTGAGGTTGCCGGGGATACTGGCTACAATGGAACAACGGTAACAAGAGAGATTACCATTGGAAAGGCACAGACCCCGGAGGTTTCGGTGGCAGCGCCGAAGATTGCACCGGTTCCGGCAGATGCACCGGAGAAAGTAAAAGCGATCGCTAACTTCTTAAATAAGAACGCCCCGAAGATTACCGGACTGGATACTGTCACAGCAGATCTGATCCGGGAAACGGAAAACGGGGATGTGATCGTAAAAACAGGAGAAGATCAGACGATTTCCGGAGCGGAAGCGAAGGAAAAACTTAAGAAGGAAGGAGTCGATACCGCAGGAAAGAAGGTAAGACTGGTGGTTGAGCCGTATATGTCGGTGGAAGTAAAGGGTGTGACCGAAAAACAGGGAGTGAATGTGATCACTTTTGAAATCACTGCATTATACAATGTAAAAGCCACAACAGCCGGAAAGAATGAGACCATGCAGGAGGAAGGAACCGGTAGAAATACCATTCTGATCGGCACAGCAATCCCGCAGAAGGTTGGAATCCCGGTTACGATCACCCTGCCGCTCCCGGCAGATTATCCGACCGAAGATCTCTTTATCCGGCATCTGTTACATAGCGGAAAAATTGCTTATTATCCGGTAACAGTAAAGAAAACGCAGGGAATTGCGATGGCAGAGTTTGTAAACAAGGATGGCTTTAGTACCTTTGAGCTGCTCTCAGACAGCCGAAAGGGAACGGTTGCATTTGATCATGGAGTCGGAGAACGGAGCTATAGCCTGGAGCAGATGGATGAAGCGCTTCCGACAGTCAGCAAGGATGGAGCTGTGTTCAAGGGCTGGAAGATCAACGGCACGTTGTATACAACTGTGAACGAAGCACTCCTGGATGTGCTGAATCAGGCAGAAGGACACCGTGTGACGGCGCAGGCAGTCCTGGAAAGCAGCAGTCCTGAAACTCCTGATAATCCGAAGGAAGACAATAAACCTGGTTCTGCAACTCCTGATAATCCGAAAGGTGACAGGAACACCGGTTCCGGCAGTGACAGAGAGGATACTGACTGGAATGTGACCAGAAATGCATGGGAAACAAAGAAAGTCAATGGCGTAGTCAGATGGAGATACTATGATAGCGATGGACGTCGTGTATCCAATGCATGGAAGCAGATAACGGACAATGGAATGATGAACTGGTATCACTTTGGTGCGGACGGGTACATGGATACCGGCTGGTTTAAAGATGCGGATGGAAACTGGTATTACCTGGATCCGGTATCTGACGGCGCGCAGGGAACCATGAAGACCGGCTGGCTGAAAGACGCAGACGGAAACTGGTATTATCTGAATCCAGTTTCCGACGGTACGCGGGGAGCGATGAAGACTGGCTGGTTTAAAGATGCGGATGGAAGCTGGTATTATCTGAACCCGGTTTCTGACGGTACCCAGGGAGCGATGAAGACCGGCTGGTTTACAGATCCGCAGGATGGACATCTCTATTATCTGGATCCAAAGACCGGTGCAATGGTGACCGGAAACATACAGAATGATAGCGTGTGATTCTGTTTCATGGGGATCCATCAACTTTTATGGTTGATGGATCCCTGCTCTTATCTTCTCATAGGACAAATGGATAAGTTTTAGAATGAAAATCGACAAGAGGTTATAAAGCCTCTGCCGATTTTCTTTTTTTATAGGAAACAGCAGAAAAGAAGAGCGTGCAGAGCGTAAAAACTCTGACACGCTTATTTTTTTACCATAAAAGCAAATGAGGACGGAAAGGAGCATAGAACATGGCGAAACGAAAGTACAAGCGTCTGCATTACGAGGACAGGCAGACCATAGAGGCTATGAGTAAGCAGGGCAGCAGTGTAAGCGATATTGCAGAGGCACTGGGAACGCATAGGGACACAATTTATAGGGAGTTCAAACGCTGCAACGCCACACTGAAAACCTACACGGCGGCAACAGGGCAGCAGGCGTTATAAACAAGAATAACAAAAGAGAGGTAAGACACATGAAAAAAGTAGATTTTAATAAATTGCAGGCAGGCGACTTAGTAGAAGTGCCACGCACACAGTTTGCACCTATGCGTAGAGGCTGGAATGGCTGGTTATTCAGTGAGGCAGTAGTAATAAGAAAGGGCGTAGGAAGAAAAAGCAAAAAGAATGTAGTCGTAGTGGAAATGAGAACACCAGCAGGAAAGAACAGCTACGGGACTATAGAGGCTACATTTTACGCAGAGAATGTTTTTACTACGCCAGCAGCAAAGAACGCAAGAAACATTTTGAAGAAATACGGAATAGAGGACGCAGAGAGCTTTTACAAATTCATTGAGCGGGACGACGTAACGGGCTGCGATTGGATAAGGTTTTTAATAGAAAAAGGCTTTTTATTTAATGAGTAGGCGGCAGCAGCCGCCACGAGTGCCGTTAGTTCAGTTGGTTAGAGCAGCCGCCTCATAAGCGGCAAGTTGTGGGTTCAAATCCCACACGGCACATTGCGTAGCAGGCATGGCGAGCCTGCGGCAGAGGGCAGCAGGCTAATAGCTGCAATCTGTATACCGTGGAAAAATAGCGGCGGTCATACCAGCCAGAAAGTATGTGGACGGTCAACAGGTTTTCAGTTGCTTTTTAATGCGAAAAGCAGCCCGCACGGTAAAACCAAACGCCAGAACAGGAGAGCGGCACACATGGAAAGACAGAGAGCGCCGCCAAAAGGAAGAGAGGCAAAGAATGGCAGCAGAGGCATTGATAGTAGAGGACGCATACCAGAAAGGCTATGCAGATGCAATGGCAGATATGCGCAAAAAAAAGGAACAGAGGCGGCAGCGGGAGCAGGCAAAGAAAGCCCGCCGCTGGTATTTCATTAAACAGAAAGCCTGCGGGCTTGCAATGCTTGCAATTACCGTGCTGGCAGTATGGGCGACAGAGGGCGACATAACGATAGCATTTATTACAGTACCGCTGGGGCTTACGTGCATTTTCAGTAAAGAAATGCTGATTATGAATGATTACTATTTTACTACGAAAGAAAGGAAAAAGAACCATGATACAGATTTTAGAATTGTTCGGCGGGATAGGTAGCCCACGTTGCGCATTGCGCAATATTGGCATACCAGTAAAAGCCATTGATTACGTGGAAATAGACGAAAAGGCGGTACGTTCATACAATGCAATGTTTGCCGACGAGCTGCCATACAAAACGCAGAGCGTTGTAGGGTGGAATTTAAAACCAGACATTTTAATACACGGTAGCCCTTGCCAAGATTTTAGCATTGCTGGGCATCAAGGAAAGGCAAAAGCAGAGGACGGGCGCATAAACAGAGGAAAGGGAGCAGATAAAGGGAGCGGAACACGTAGCAGTTTAATGTGGGAAACGATACACATTATAGAGCAAATGGGAGAGTGGAAACCACAATACGTTATTTGGGAAAACGTGAAAAATGTTTTAAGCAAGTATATGAGAGTGAATTTTAATCGTTATTTGGCTGAAATGGAGCGGCTGGGCTACAGCAATAATTTTGAGATACTGGACGCAAGGGACTTTGGTTTACCGCAAGCGAGAGAAAGAGTTTTTACAGTTTCTGTACTGGGGAAAGAAAAATTCATATTTGACGATTTAATAAAAACGCCCATGCAGGATATAAATAAACTTCTTTTGCAAGATGCGCCGCCAGTATATGACGTAACACAGCCGAGCGTATTAGAGGCAATCGGACAAAAAGGGATAAGAAGAGCCACAGTAATAGAAGATTATGCTTTTACGATTACTGCAAGGCAGGACAGAACACCAGCACAGGTAATAGACATGGGAAACGGGCGCTATAGGTATCTAACAGAATTAGAGTGCTGGCGCTTACAGGGCTACAGCGACGCTGATTTTGAGGCGGCGGCAGCGGTGCATAAAAGAAACGGGCGCTATACAATGCCGCTTTATAAACAGGCGGGCAATAGCATACCAGTACCGATATTTGAGAGCATATTTAGAAAGATACTATTAGGAGAAACAGAGGAAAGGCAGAGAGGGGGCGAGTAAGTGAGAAAGGCAAGCTATAAAATCAGAGAAACAAAAAATATGCGGCATTTTACATATTCTGGAAATCTGGAAGATGCAATAGAAAAAGCGGAAAGGGATTTGCAGAAAGAGAAAGAAAATAAGGAAATTGCGCAATGGTATTGGCTGTATGAAAAAGCCAAAAAAGCTATTAGCGCACATAACAAGAAAATTGCCAACATTGAGGCGTTTATACGGTGTGCAGAGAAAGAGCAGGAAAAGCAGAAAGGTAAAAAGGATAATGAAACGACAGGCAGTTAAGAAACTGATACAGTGCGCAGCCGTTATAGCGGCAGGCGTGCTGGCAATCATTTTGTTTATGCTGGCTATCTGGTACAGAGGAAAGAACAGCGAGCCAGTAACAGACGAACAGGTAGCAGCGCAGATGCAGCAGGCAGAGCCGCTGGTTATTGAAACACCAGAGGCAGCCACAGAGGGCAGTATAAGAGTATACGACTATGACGGCTGCTGTATTTATTCCTACTACGGCAAAATTCGGATAAACAGCGACGGTAAGGACGGCAAGGAAATTGACGTAGAGGCATTAGGCTATTTAGAGGGCTACCAAGAACATAAAGAGGAAAGCGGGGCGGGAGAATGAGCCACAGATATTACAGCCCTTTACGCCCGTTATCGCTGGGAACATTTCCAAAGCCGCAGGGAAACGAGATTTTGCATATAGAAAATTTTGAGGAACGGCAGAACGTACCAGAGATAGCACGGCAGGCGTGGGGATACATTGAGTACAAAGAGGCGCTTACAGAAATAGAGGCGGCAGCTTATGAGCTGATACCGTCAAACTGCATTTCTGAAATGGAAAACTTAGAGGCAAGGAGATAAAGGCAATGAGCGAGGTATATATACGCAGCCAGAATAAAGAAAAGCTGTATAGACTGGGCGGTAATTACGCCTGCGTAGAGTATGGAGAGTACGAGGACATAAAGAAAAAGAGAGGCGGCGCAGAGGCAGACAAAAAGCGCCACGTAATTTGCATAAGTGACGGGTGTTTAGAAGAAATTGGAGAGTATGCCACAAAAGAGCGCTGCTTAGAGGTGCTGGACGAGATACAGAAAGCGTGCGTAAGCTATCTGTTTACGGCTGGCGGTGCAGCCGTAATAAGGGGCGGCATGGACGTACAGCCGTTTGCAGCAGTAATACCGAGGCTGTACGAAATGCCAGAGAAGTAGGAGAGGCAGACAGTGACAGTAAAGGAGTTTATAGGCACGCTGGAGAGTTCAGACCGCCTGCGCATTATCGAGGGCAAAGCAGAGGTTTACGTAGGGTATCTGGCAGCGTTCAAACCGTTTGCAGACCATGAGATAAGCGAGGAATACCGAAAATACAGCGGGCATGAGGTAAAGAAGTTTAGAGCAGTGCCGGAGATAACGCACAGACGCTGGAAAGAGCTGGGGCTTATGAAACCATTAGAGCCAGACCAGACAGCACAGTATAAGTTTAGTGATTTGCAGATGTCGCTTTACTACACCATTTACATATAAGAAAGGAAAGAGCAGGAAGTATGACAAAGAAAAAGCCGGATTTTTTACGGGATTTAGATACTGCAATCATGGACGAGCTTACAGGTGGCGGTATCAAGGGAAATGCAGCGGGACTGGTAGGAACGCTTACACAGATTAAGGAAATTAAGCAGCTATGCGGGCTGCCGTTTTGCGGTTATATGGCAAAGTTGGAAACGGTAAGACCAAGCGGCGTGCCGGACGAGGTAACAGTAGTATTTGCAGAGGACGTACCATACAGGGCTTGCAACGGCATAGAATTTGACGTTATGCAGGAATTTGTAGAGGGCAGCAGGCTTTTACTGACAGGTAAGGTGCAGACGCTTAAGGACTTCCAGAGCGGTAGACTGCTGGTATATATTCTGGCAGATTTTGTGGCGGTATCGGAAAAGGCAGTAGAGCAGGACGAGGCAGCAGTAAGAGGCGTTATAGCGAATAAGCCAACATACAGAGAAACACCGAGAGGCAAGCGCATTACTGATATTACGGTAAAGGTAAGAAATGAGCTTACAGGCGGCAGCTGCTTTTTACCGTGCATCTGCTGGCAGGAACAGGCAGACGAGGCGGCGCAGTGGCAGCAGGGCGACACTGTAGAGCTGCTGGGACGGTATCAGAGCCGCCAGTATGAAAAGGTGCTTGATGCAGCCACAGGAGAAAGAGAACAGCGCACAGCTTATGAGGTATCGGTACGGCTGATTAGAAGAAAGGAAGAGGCAGAAAATGAGTGTTGAACATATCGGCAAGGGCTATGTAAAAATCTGCGTGAGTGAGGAAGAGTTAGAGAACAGCATAGCTGGGCTTAGCCAGTTAAAACCTATTTTGCAAACGCAAGTAATAAAAGGGAACGGAAGAAACACAAAGCAGGGGCTTATTGACGCAGCAGAGCTGGGAAAACATTTTGATACAGCGATAGATGCAATGACTATGCTTTTGGCTGGGTTTAAGGAAGAAAGCGAGGCACAGAATGAAGAGTAAAACAATTTTAGGAGCAGACGGCGCAACAAAAATGCGGCAGATTACAGTAGGGATACACGGAAAGGGCGGCGAGGCAGGCATAAAGGCAATACAGCAGCTTGCAGGCATGGTGGACAGCTTAAAGCAGTGCCAGACACCACAGGAAGTATACGACAGATATTTACAGATTACGGGGTACTGTAAATGCTGCGTTGATTGTAATTTTATAGACCAAAAGGGAGCAGACGAGCTGATGTGCTTAGCAGCATATCTGGCAGGAAATGAACAGGCACGGGCAGAGGCACAACAGAAAGCGGGTAAAAAGGCATGAGAAAGGTTTATATATGCAGCCCATACAGGGCGAAAGACGGCGCAGAGCTGGACAGAAACATAGATTATGCGCAGCAGCTGACACGGCAGGCGTTAGAGGCGGGCTTAGCACCCATTACGCCGCATTTATATATGACGCAGTGCATGGACGATAAAAAGCCGGAAGAGCGGGCAAGGGGCATGGCTGCGGGGCTTGCGCTGCTGAAAGGCTGCGATTTTGTTATTGCTGGTGTGAAATACGGCATAACAGAGGGAATGGACAGAGAAATACATACAGCAAATATGCTGGGAATTGCGGTTATAGATGCAAACCAGATTAAACGGCATCTGGAATATGAGGAAAAGCGACAGGAGAGGGCGGCGAGCGATTACGCAAAGCTGCATAGCTGCGAATTTTGCAAGGGCAGCAAATTATACAGCTGCACGGGCTACGATTGCAGAGAGCCGTACAGACGGGCTTATGAGTATGCCTTAAGCCGCATAAGAGAGCGGCAGGAAACATGAAAAAATAAAAGCGCCTACGGTGGGGAAACACCATAGGCGCTAAGCTATACAGCTTTGAAATACTATAAAAATTATAAGCTATGTATGGCACAAAGTCAAGAAATTTAACGGGCAGGCAGCCCGTTTTAACACTTGATAAAAGTATTAACGAACCGACAGAGAGGTAGATATATGCCATACGTAGAGAGGGTAACAAAAGCGGGAAATACGATAGAGATAGAGAGGTACTTTACCAGTAGGTACAAAAAGAAAGGTATCAGCAGAGGGGATAAAGTAAAGCCAACAAAAGAAGAGCAGGAGAAAGTAAACACCAGACAGGCAGAGAGAAAGTTAAGGATACTCATAAATGCAAACTATGGCTATGGGGACTACCATTTAGTGCTTGACTATATCCGCAGGAAAGGAGAGCCGGACAGAACGCCGGAGCAGATGCGGCAGGACATAGACGTATTTTTGAGGGAGTGCAGAAAGGAGTACAGAAAAGCAGGGTTAGAGTTCAAATACATACACGTTATGGAGATAGGCAAGAAAGGTGCGAGGCATCACCACCTTGTAGTAAATAAAATTGATACAGAGATTTTACAACGCTGCTGGTATAAGGCATACGAGGGGCATAACAGGGTTAAGGTATTCCCACTGGACGATAGCGGCAACTATGCAGAACTGGCAAGCTATTTAATCAAATACACAGGAACGCACAAAAAGGGTACTGACGGAGCATTACAGGGCAAGCGCTGGAATTGCAGCAAGAATTTAGTAAGACCAGAACCAGAGTACCACATAATTTCAGACCGTGAGTATTTCAAGAAAGAGCCAAAAGCAATAAAGGGCTATTACGTGGACAAGAACAGCGTAAGCATGGGGGTACACAGCCCAGAGTATTACGGCTATGGGTATTTAAGATACACCTTAGTAAAAATAACAGATAGGAGGGGCTGAAATGCAGATAATCAAGGGCATTGCCATTGCAGCAGTGTTGATAATAGCCGGACTGCTGGCGCTGATTGTGGCAGCATATCTGGCGTTTAGAATTGCGGCGGCTATTTTTGAACAGCAGGAGAGCTGAAAAAAACAACGGCAGCAGAAAGGACAGAAAACATGATAGAAAAAATTAAATACTGGTTATTCCAGAAAGGCAAGGGCTGTAAGCGCTGCTGCCTACGGTGCAGATACTACGGTATATGCCGCTGGGACGTACTGGGAAATGCAGGACTACAAAGCGAGGAAACAATAACGCTTTTGGCGATAGAGAACAGCAAGCCGCATAAGGACGGGCTACTTTTTAGAATTTGCCAGTATGTAGAATTTAAGCAGAGAGCGAGGCGAGAAAATGAGAAACTTTAGACTGGACGACGAAAGCGGGCATCAAGAGGCATTATTTAGCTGGGCTGCATACAGAACAGAGATTATGCCGGAACTGCAATATATGTATCATGTGCCAAACGGCGGCAAACGTGATAAAGCAACAGCAGCGGTGCTTAAGAGGCAGGGCGTAAAGGCTGGCGTGCCAGACATTATGCTACCAGCTGCAAGGGCTGGGTATCATGGGCTTTATATAGAGCTTAAGGCAGGCGAGAACACGACGACCAAGAAACAGAAAGAGTGGTTAGAGTATCTGCGGCAGCAGGGCTATTATACCGCCGTCTGCTACGGCTGGCAGCCAGCAGCGCAGCTGATAGAGCAGTATTTATTACATTCAGACGAGCTTACAAAAGAACAGGAAACAGTAACCATGCGTTAGGGGCGACGCAGGAAAGAGAGGCAAAGAATGAAAACAATAAGCATTTTGAACTTAAAGGGCGGCGTAGCCAAGACCTTTACAGCAGCAAACATGGCGTATGAGATTTACAGGAGAGGTTACAGGGTGCTGCTGATTGACAATGATAAGCAAGGGAATTTAAGCAAGGCGTATAGCAGATACGACGCAGAGAGCGTAGCACCAGTTACAAGGTTGCTGGCTGGGGACTGGCAGGGAGCAACAGAGCTGATACAGAATACAGATTACGTAGGGCAGCAGTGCTGCATAGATATTGTTACGTCGAATATGTCACTTTTTGGGGCTACGTGGAATTTGACAAAAGAGGACAGCGAGAACCAGACAGAACGCTATAAGAGATTTGCAGACATTATGGGCGGCTTTTATGATTACTGTATCATTGATAACCCGCCGGATATTGGGCTTAATGTCATAAATGCGCTTGCAATCACGGACGAGGTAATAGTACCCGTAAAGGTGGACGAGGACGCTTTAGAGGGGCTGGACATTGTGACAGAGCAGATAGAGGACGCAAAGGCATTTAACCCAGCATTAAAGCTGGCAGGCGTACTGATTACGTCATACCAGAACACAGACGGCGAGGCAGCAGGCGTAGAGTGGCTGGAACAAAAGACAGATTTTAATATTTTGGGTATTATTCGGTATTCCAAGAAAGTAGCAGAAAATACTTTCATGCGTAAGCCGATTTATGAGTATAGCCCATGCTGCGGAGCGGCGCAGGGGTACAAGAAATTTGTAACAGCGTATACAGGGAAAGCGAGGTAGCAAGCGTGGCACATAAAGAGAGATTATGCGTTTACTGGCATTGCCGCAGGACTGGCGGTACGGAGTGCTGGAACTGGGGCAGCAAATTTGCAGGGAAGAAATGCCCGAAAAGCGACGCTTGCGAGCATTGGAGAACGTGCGAAATGTGCAACGGAGTAATGGGACAGTGTAAGAAAAAACAAAGGATTGAGAAAGCGAGGTAGAGAATATGGCAAAGTTTGGTATTAACGACATTCTGAACGCAAAGACGAAAGCAGCAGGGCAGCAGGCACAGACGGACGGATACAAAGAGATTTATTTAAGCCCTTATGAGGTAAAGGCAGCGCAGGAGAATACACACCAGAAATTAGAGAACATAGAAGAGCTGGCAGACAGCTTTTTACACGTAGGACAGGAACAGCCTACAGTATTGGCGAGAGTAAACGGGGAATACCGTATAATCGACGGACACAGACGTAATGCGGCAAATATTTTGAACTTAGAGCGGGGACATAAAGAGTATGAGAAAGTGCTTTACCGCTTTATGGACATGAGCGAGGCAATGTATGAGCTGCGCTTATTGGCTGGCAACGGATATACGCAGGAACTTACAGCATATGAAAAAACCAGGTTAGTAGAGCGTACCAAAGCGGCGCTTATCAGAGCCAAGGAAGAGGACGGCTTAGAGATACAGGGCAAAATGCGTGATTTAGTGGCGGCTATGATAAATGAGAGCAGCACAAACGTAGCCAGAATGGACGCAATCAACAACAACGCCACGCCGGAGATTAAAGAGCAGCTGAAAGAGGGCAATTTAGGTATCACTGCTGCATACGAGGCAGCCAAGCTGGACGAGGACGAGCAGAAAGAAATAGCGGAAAAAGCAGCAGCGGGCGAAAATGTGAGGGCAAAGGAAATAGCGGAAAAGGTAGCAGAGAAAAAGGCGGGGGACGATTACGAAACACCGCACCCAGAAAGCATAACATCTTTGTGCTATTCCTGCCAGAAATACAAGGACTGCAACGTAAAAACGGGAACGTGCCAGAAATGCGACCAGTACATAAATAAGGCAGAGGCTGAAAAGACAGACGAACAGCGATACAGCGAAGAGCAGGACGCTATAGACCGCCAGACAAAGAAAAAATTGCAGGAGCGGGCAGACACAGAAAAAATGGAGCATCTGCCAAGCGAGGGGAATATAGAGCATAAGCAGCATGAATTAAAGATAGTGGCATCTGATTACAAGGACGTAATAAGCGGGAAAAAGAGCTTTGAGCTGCGGAAGAATGACAGAGGATACAAACAGGGCGACAGCCTTAAAATGCTGGAATTTAAGGACGGTAAGCACACAGGGCGCACGATTGATGCAGATATTATTTATATGCTGGAAGATTATACAGGGCTTACAGAGGGCTACTGTATTCTGGGTATCAGAGTAACAGACTATACAGGTAAGGTGTCCGAAACGGACACGGAAAGCGGGGCAGAACATGAATAGACGGCAGCGGAAAAAGAAGAAAGCACAGGTATTTACAATTATTCTGGGTTGTACGGCGTTTTGCAAGGCAGAGCAATACGAGAAGATGCGGAAAAGCGTAGAATATCAGTTACGAACAGGCAGCGTGGTTATGCTGCCTGCATACTTGCACGTAGAGGCAATCATAAAGCAGCGAGGCGGCAGAAATATTGAGATTAAGCAGGAAAACGGGGTAGTAAATGTTTGAGTATATGGACGGCATAGTAGATGCAGTGGAAGAAATTGGACAGGCAGCAGTAGACGTAGCAGTATTTGTGACGATATGCACAGCAAAAGCGGTGTTGATAATAACAGCGCCAGTATGGATATTGCCGTATACGATATGGAGAAAGGGGCGTAAGCAGTGAAATACAGACAGTGGAAAAAGAACTATAAGAAAAAGCATGGAGTAAACCCGCCGTTAGAGCTGGACAAGCGAAAACAGCGCAGGCTTGCAAGAAAAATGGCAAGACAGATAAATAAAACCTTGCCAACAGCAGCAGAAACATTGACGGCAGCTATTAACCGCTGGGCGCAGAGTATAAAGCCAGCACTGGCGACATTATGCGAGAACGTAGCAGCGGCGTTTAGCAATATGGCAGCAGGATTGAGAGAAGAAAGCGAGGCGGTAGAAAATGACTAATATTTTACTGGGAATTATAGCACTGGAATTGCTGGCTATATTTTCAAAGCTGGACAAACTGGAAGAGAGGGGCAGAGAGAATGAATAACGTATCACTTACAGGGCGGCTTACAAGAGAGCCAGAGCTTAGATATGGCGGGCAGGACAATAGCACAGCTATTACCCGCTTTACGCTTGCGGTAGACGACGGGAAAGACACAGATTTTATAAATATTAAGTGTTTCGGACGTACTGCGGAATGGGCGCAGAAATGGTTAAGCAAAGGCAGCAGGGCAGAGGTTACTGGTAAGATTAAAACAGGCAGCTACGAGAGCCAGCGCACGGGCAGTAAGGTATATTACACAGAGGTTGTGGCAAATAGCGTAGGCTTCGGAGAGAGCAAAGCAGAGGCAGAGGCGAGAGGGCAGCAGCTGCCGGAGAGTGACGGGTTTATGAATATCCCAGAGGGAGCAGACGAAGAGCTGCCGTTTAATTAACAGAAAGCGAGGTACAGAACATGGAGCAGGAAGAAACAAAGACAACAGCGGCAACAGGGGTAGAAATGCCGCCAGAGGCTGAAAGCTGGGTACAGCTGCACGAAAGCGAATTAACAGAGCTGATGCAGAAACAGGCAAAGGCTGCAATAACGGAACTGAAACGACAGGAAAAGCAGGAGCGAAAGAAAGAGAAATACCACAACACTTTTACGCTTATGAAATGCTACCGTGATGCGGTTTTCCATATTGAGAACGCAATAAGCGACGGGCAGCAGTTGGAGCTTAAGGGTATGACGGACGAGCAGCAGCGTACATACTTAGAGAGTATCAGACGAACACGTTTTAAGACATTGATAATGACAGCGCATATAGACAAGGCGGTAGAAGAGATAGAGCACCGTAGAGAGGCAGCAGGCAGAGGCGTAGAGTACAAGGCTTTTGAAATGTATTTCATGCAGGGCATGGACTATGCGGAAATTGCAGAGCAGCTGGACACAGGAAAGAATACACCGAGGCGCTGGGTAACAGGTATCATAAATGAGCTGTCAGTATTATTGTGGGGGATTGATGAAGAGCGCACAGCTGGCGTGGTAAAGTAATGGTAAAAACGTGGTGTTTACATGGGAAAACAAAAGAGATACAATGGTAGCATGAAATGAGTAGGCGATAGCTTAAGCCATGTGCGGCAGCAGTTGCCTACTCTTTTTCTATTCATTCTTTAGCCTCCACCCAGCGCATGAAACTTAGGGCGCTGGGGAATGAAGAAAGAGAGGGGACAGTATGAAAGCATGGGCTAAGAGCTTTTATTTATCAGCGGCATGGGAAAAAACCAGAGCCGCTTATTTAATGTCACAAGATTATATTTGTGAACGCTGCGGGCAGCCCGCAAAGATAGTGCATCATAAGCGCTGGCTTAATAGAGAGAACATAAACGACATAAGCGTTACGTTGTGCTGGGATAACTTAGAGGCGTTGTGCCAAGACTGCCACAACAAGGAACACCACAAACAGGAGAGGCATAAGCGGTATCGGTTCGACGAGAACGGCGGCATACTCCCCCCATATCGGAAAAATAATTAAAGGGGGCGAATACCGAGGGGGATACCCTAAAATTACCCTACGGGCGTGCGCACGGGTGGTGTAGGGGGTGTGGTGCGGCGCAGGAATGGAAAGCGGGGTAAAGGAATGGCAACAAAGAAAGAGAAAACCAAAGAACAGAGGATAAAGACCGAAAAGACCAGACTTAAGGGAATTTTTAAGGACTTAGACGAAAACAAAAGAAAATTAGTAACGCCGCTGATAGAAAAGGCTGCATTTATGAGCATTGAGCTGGACGACTTGCAGGCGAAACTTGAAAAAGACGGCTGGACGAGTGAGTACCAGAACGGGCAGAACCAGTGGGGAACAAAGAAAAGCCCAGAGGCAGAAACCTACATAGCGCTTAGTAAGAACTATGCAGCAGTGATTAAGCAGCTTACGGAATTAGTACCAGCTGCGAAACGAAAGACAAGCAGGCTGGCGGCTTTGCGGGAAGAGTAAGCAATATTGCCGCCTTATCGAAATTATATCTATGAGTACCACGCAAAGATTACAAGCGGCGAAATCATAGCGGGAAAATGGATAAAGAAAATATACGAAATCATTATAAACGGGCTGCAAAAGCAGGAGTATTTTTTTAATGCAAAGGCTGCGAATAAGGCTATACGGTTCATAGAGAACTTTTGCCACCACAGCAAGGGACGTAATGATTTAATCAAGTTGGAGCTATGGCAGAAAGCCATAGTTTCTGTTATTTTTGGCATACAGGACGCAGAAAAAATACGTATTTTCCGTGAAATTTTTATTGTAATTGGCAGAAAAAACGGAAAAAGTTTATTTGCATCTGCGATTATTGCATATATGGCGTACTTAGAGCCAGAGTATGGACAAGAAATATACTGCTTAGCGCCGAAATTAGACCAAGCGGCGCTGGTGTATGACGGATTTTATCAAATGGTACAGGCAGAGGACGAGTTAGCGGAACTGGCAAAGAAACGGCGCAGCGATATTTATATTGCGGAGAGCAACACGGTAATAAAACCGATTGCTTTTAATGCCAAGAAGTCAGACGGATTTAACCCGCAGCTTGTGGTATGTGATGAAATGGCAGCATGGAGCGGGGACGCTGGACTAAAGCAGTATGAGGTTATGAAATCCGCTTTAGGCGCACGTACTCAACCTATGATATTGAGCATAAGCACTGCCGGATATATCAACGACAGTATTTATGATGAACTAATGAAACGTAGCACAAGTTTCTTGAAAGGAAACAGCAAAGAGCGCAGGCTATTACCATTCCTTTACATGATTGATGATGTGGAGAAGTGGAACGACATAGACGAACTGAAAAAGGCTAACCCTAACATGGGCGTATCCGTAAAAGAAAGTTTCTTTATGGATGAGATAGCAGTAGCAGAGGGCAGCTTAAGTAAAAAAGCAGAGTTCCTTACAAAGTATTGCAATATCAAGCAGAACAGCTCTATTGCATGGCTGGAATATCAGACGGTAGAGAACGCCGGAGTAGAAAAGACCTTAGAGGACTTTAGGGACTGCTACGCAGTGGGCGGTATCGACTTAAGCCAGACAACGGACTTAACGGCAGCCAGTGTGGTTATTCAGAAAGACGGTACACTGTATGCGTTTACACAGTTCTTTATGCCACGGGGCAGGCTGGAATACTTACAGGCTACGGACGGCGTGCCGTATGACATATTCGTTAAAAAGGGGCTGATAACCTTAAGCGGCGAGAATTACGTAGATTACCACGACGTTTACGGCTGGTTTACTATGCTGCTGGAAGATTACGGCATACGACCGTTAAAAATCGGCTACGACAGATACAGCGCCCAGTACCTTATTACCGATATGGCAAATTATGGTTTTCACATGGACGACGTTTACCAAGGCGAAAACCTTACACCAGTTATACGGGAGTTTGAGGGCATCATAAAAGACGGCGATTTTAAGATTGCCGACAACAATTTACTAAAGACGCATTTCTTAAATGTTGCGCTTAAGCACAACATGGAAACAAGAAAATTCAGACCTATAAAAATCGAGCAGCGGGCGCATATCGACGGCTTTGTATCTGTCATAGATGCAATGACCGTGCGGCAGAAATACTGGGAAGAGTGCGGCGAGCTGCTTAAAAATGCCGCATAGAAAGGAGTGTAAACGGCATGAAATTTTTAGACTATCTTTTTCATGGCAAAGAATTAAAAGCCATAGGTAATTATTTCAAAATGCTGAACGGATACAGCCCGACGTTTACCAGCTTTAGCGGCGGCGTGTATGAAATGGATTTGACCAGAACGGCTATAAATAATTTTGCCACACATTGCAGCAAGCTAAAGCCGGAGATAGAGGGCAGCGCCCTTAAGTCGCTGGAAAAGACATTGCAGCATAAACCCAACTACTTTATGGATACAACAAAATTTATAAAGCGTCTGGCAACGTATGTAGCGGTGGAACACACCGCTTTTATTATACCTATCGAGGACGAATACGGGCGCTTATGTGGCTGGTATCCGCTGCGGGCTGAACGCTGCGAGGTGGTAGAGAGCGAGAGACAATTATATTTACGGTATCTGTTTGCAAATGGCAGCTATGGAGCTATTGAGTTTGAACGTGTAGGCATTATGACGGACTTTGAATATAAAGACGACCTTTTCGGAGAGGACAACAGCACGCTTGCACCAACTATGCAGTTGATACATACGCAGAATGAGGGAATTATAAACGCTGTAAAAAATTCGGCAAATATCCGCTTTCTGGCAAAGGTGGCAAATATACTGAAACCAGAGGATATAAAGAAAGAGCGGAAACGCTTTACAGAGGATAACTTAAGCGCCGACAACGATAGCGGCATGATTATTTATGATAACAAGTTTAGTGAGCTGAAACAGGTAGAAAGCAAACCGTATACGCCAAACGCATTGCAGATGCAGCACATACAGGAAAATGTATGCACGCATTTTGGCACAAATATGGATATTCTGCAAAATAAATTTGATGAAAATACGTGGAATGCTTACTACGAGGGGAAAATAGAGCCGTTTGCAATACAGCTATCGCTTGTTATGACAAATATGAGCTTTACAGAGAGAGAAAGAGCCTGCGGCAATGCTATTTTCTTTTCTGCAAACCGCCTGCAATACGCCAGCAACGCCACAAAGTTAAGCGTAAGCACACAGCTTTTTGACCGTGCGCTACTAAACAGAAACGGCGTAATGGATATATGGAACATGGCACACGTTGAGGACGGGGAAAAGTATTATATCCGAAAGGAATATACAGAGGTAAGCGAACTGCACAAAGGAAGTGAGCAGCCAGTTATCATACAGCAAGTACCGCAGCAGACAGAACCAGCAGCGGGAGAAGAGCCGCAGAACGGACAGGAAGAGAAAGAGGGTGTAAATAATGCCAGTTAAGAAAGAGCGGGAATATAGAACGCTGGTAGCGCCTCTGGCTGCGCAGAGTTCCGGCGAAAAGCGCTTACAGTCGGAGTGCTACGTAGAGGGCTACGCTACTACATTTAATGCGCCATACCTTTTATATGAGTTTGAGGACGGCACAAAGATTTACGAAAGAATAGACGCACACGCATTAGACAGCGCAGACATGAGTGACGTTATCATGCAGTACGACCATGAGGGCAGAGTATTTGCCAGACAGTCAAATAATACGCTGATTTTAGAGCCGGACGTAAAGGGGCTTTTCGTGGCAGCAGACTTAAGCCGGACAGACTTAGCCCGTGGGCTGTATCAAGACATAAGCGCAGGAATGATTACTAAAATGTCATGGGCGTTTACAGTGGCAGAGGAAAGCTACGACAGAGAAACACATACAAGAACAATTTTGAAAATCAAAAAGGTTTATGACGTATCAGCCGTGAGTATTCCGGCAAATAACGATACTGAAATAAGCGCCCGTGCTTTTGCGAGTAGGAGTTATGAGCGGGAGCGGCAGGAGTTGCTTAAGAGGCGGGCAGCAATACTAAAGATTAAGGCGAGCTTATAAAAATCAAAACAAAAAAGGAGAACACAGACTATGAGATTAAAGGAAATTGAGGCAAGATTAGCCGAAATCAAAGAAGAGCTTAACACCAGAGCGGCAGAGCTTACGGACGAGGAAATTACAAAACTGGAAACAGAGGTAACAGACTTACAGGAAGAGCGTACCGCTTTACTGGCAGCGGCAGAGAAACGTAAAAAGCTGCTTGAAAGAATTGCAGCAGGAGAGCCGACAGGTGGAGCGGGAGCAGATACCACGCTACTTAGAAATTTCAAGGGAGCAGGCGGCGCAGGAGCAGGAGAACCAGAGGACAAATACGACACTACGGCATACAGAAAAGCGTTTATGAATTATGTATGCAGAGGCGTTGCTATTCCGGCAGAGTACAGAGCAGCTGAAACCACCACCACAGCAGACAGCGGCGCTGTAATTCCGACAACTATTATGAATGAAATTATCCAGAAACTGGAAAGCTACGGCAGCATTTATGCAAAGGTGCGTAAGATTAACGTACAGGGCGGCGTTTCCATTCCGATTGCAGACTTAAAGCCTACTGCACACTGGATTACAGAGGCAAAGAGCAGCGACGACCAGAAAGCATCTGCTAAAAATTCCGTAACTTTCAATTATTACGGTTTGGAGTGCAAAATTTCCCAGAGCATTTTAGCGAATGTAGTAACGCTGAAAATGTTTACTGATTTGTTTGTACCTATGGCAACAGAGGCAATGGTAAAGGCTATTGAAATTGCCATTTTCAACGGTACAGGCGAGGGGCAGCCGCTGGGCGTTCTGAAAGACAGCAGGGTAACAGCTGTAATTACTCTGACACCGGAAGAGTACGCAAGCTGGAACGGCTGGCATAAGGTAAAAGGCAAAATGAAAAAGGCGTACAGAAACGGCAGCTTTGTTATGAACCAGTCCACTTTTGATACTGGCATTGACGGTATGGAAGATAAGAACGGGCAGCCTATTGGACGCACAAACTACGGCGTAAACGGAGAGGAAACATACCGTTTCATGGGTAAGAATGTGGAAACTGTAGAGGACGACGTTTTACCGAGCTGGGACGACGCAAACGAGGGCGACGTAATCGCAGTATTTATGAATTTCTCTGATTACGTTATCAATACCAACATGGAAATGCAGGTAGTGAAGTGGACAGACCACGACAACAACAAGATTAAGAATAAGTGCTTAATGGTAGTGGACGGCAAAGTAGCTGACGCTGCGGGCATTATCTTAGTTAAAAAGGGCGTAACAGCAGTGTAAGAAAGCGAGGTAGAGCATGAAAGGATACTTAGACGCAAAAGAGCTGGAAAGATATAAGAAAGAGGATTTGCAGGAACTGGCAAAGCAACTGGGCGTAGATGCAGAGGGAACAAAGAAAGAAATTGCTGCACGCTGCGCAGCCGTCGAGGTAGATATACCAGACAACAGCGAGCTTACGGAAGAGGACAAAAAAGTAGCAGCCGAGGCAGCGGCAGAGGCAGCAGCTAAAGCCGAAGAGGAAAAGAAAGCAGTAGGGCTGGTAAAAGTAAAAGCACAGCGTCGTTTCTTTGACAAGGAATTAAACCAGATTAAGGATACTGGGGACGTTTACACCGTAAGCAGAGAACGTGCAGCAGTTCTGAAAGAGGCAGGCGTAGTAGAAGTAGCAGAGTAAGAAAGAGGGTGCGGGCTATGGCAGCATATACCACTACATTAACCGAGAAGATGCGGGCGGCGCTGCGTATCAGTAGCACCAGTGAGAAAATCACAGAGGAAATAAACGACTGTATAGCCGCCTGCAAAGCTGATTTGAAAAACGACGGCGTAAAAGTAATAAAAGAGACAGACGAACTGATTATAAGAGCAATTACGCTGTACTGTAAGGCAGAATTTGGCTTTAACAACAATGCGGAACAATTCAGAAAGTCATACGACGCACTTAAAATGCGCTTAGCTTTATCAGTGGAATACAACACAGCGCCGGAAGTGTCCGAAACGGACACCGACGGCGCAGAAAGCGAGGTATAAGCGGTGGAGTGGCAGGACGAATTAACGCTTATTGCAGAAACAGCAGCAGAAAACAGGGTAAATAAAAACGGCTTTGCAGTAAAGCCGGAAGAAAGCGCCCGCACTGTATTCTGTAACAAAAAAACAGTAGGATACAGTGAATATTTTAAGAGCCAGCAGACAGGAAAACTGGTAGAGGCAAAGTACGAGGTACACAAGGCAGATTATGGCGGCGAGGACGTAGTAGAAGTAAACGGGCGGCGCTATTTTGTACTTAAGACCTACGATACAGGAACAGACACCATAGAGCTTACGCTTACAGATTTACGCCACAGAAACGAGGTGTAAGCATGGGAGAGTTTAACACAGTCGGGCTGGAAGATATTATAGACGCTTTCAGCCGGAGAGAGGCGGCTACAGTTGAGGCAGTCCCCAAAATGCTTAAAGCTGGTGCTGATGTGCTGATAGAGGCACAGAGAGCAGAGGCACAGGCAATGGGACTGAATGAAACGGGCGGTTTTATCAATTCCATAAAAGCTACGGACGTAAAGGGCGACGATACGGAGAAATACGTAGAGATATACCCACAGGGACGGGCAAAGCATGGAAACGACAGAAAAGGAGATAAAAGCAAGGTGCGCTATGCAACAATCGGCTTTGTGGCAGAGTACGGCACAAGTAGCCACGCTGCACGCCCTTATATGACAGTGGCAAACGAAAAGGCGCACGAAAAGGTAGTAGAGGCACAGCGCAGTATATGGGAGAGTGAAACAGGCGAATGAGTATACAGGAGATTTTAGAAAGCGCAGGGTTGCCAGCCCAGAGAGGCGTTTACACTGGACGGGATAAGCCAGACGCATATTATACGTTTCTGCGGCTGCTGGGTACGCCTGCGGTAAATGCAGACGACGAAGAGAAAGAGCGCAGGGAAATGTATAGAGTTACGCTTTTCCATAAGGGCGATTTTGAGGCGCAGCTTGATAAGACAAAAGAGGTATTGAAAGCAGCAGGCGTTTATATCAACAGCATAGACGCAGAAAGCTACGAAACAGAAACGGGGTACTGGTTAGTGCCTATCACAGTCGAGATTTTGAAAGAGGAGTGATTAAACAATGACACTGGGACTGAAAGATTTATATTACGCCGTATGCACAGAGGCAGACGGAGCAGAGAGCTACGGGACACCTAAGAAAATGGCAGAGGCAATGAGCGCCGATTTATCCGTAAAGACAGCAGACGGCAGCTTGTATGCAGACGACACATTAAGCGAGAGCGTCACGGAGTTTGCAAGCGGAACGCTTAAGCTGGGAATTAAAGACCTTACGCCGGAAGTGCTGGCAGAGCTGCTGGGACAGGCAGTAGATAAGAACAGCGTAGTATGGGCGGGAAAAGAGGACGAGCCGCCGTATGTTGCTGTAGGGTTCAGAGCTAAGAAAACGGGTGGTAAATACCGTTACGTATGGCTGCTTAAAGCAAAATTTAAAGTACCGTCTGAAAAGTACGAAACAAAGGGCGAGAGTATCAAGTTTAACACGCCGGACATTGAGGCATCTTTTACAACAAGAAAGAAAGATAACTTGTGGAAAGCAGACTTTGTGGGAACAGAGGAAAGCGCAGCGGCTAAAACGTGGTTTACAGCAGTGCCGGAAAAGGCAGCAGCAATGGAAAGTGTATAAAACAGGAAAGGAGAGAGGCGTAGCATGGGCTGCGCCTTAATTTTATATCATGGGAGCATTAAAGAGCGGGGCTTTTCCCGTAGAGCTGAACGGCAAAGAATATGGTTTACTTTTTTCGCTGAACGCATTAGACGAAGTACAGGAAAAGTTTGGGGGCTACGACGAATTAAGTGAGGTATTCAATAAAGATAACCCAAACCTTTTTAAAGATACAAGGTGGTTACTTACGCTGCTTATTAACGAGGCACTTTTAGCAGAGGACGAAAACGCCCAGCTGCTTGAAGAGAAGAGGGTAGGCAGACTGATACACGCAGGAAATTTGCAGGAAGTACAGAGCGCTATTTTTAAATCGTTCTACAGAGGAACTGCGGGAGACAACAGCGACACAGAGAACGAAAACGACGGAGAAGAAACAACAGAAGAGGGAAACAGGGCAGCCGTGCAGGAAAATTAGATACTGCACGGCTTTTGTATATTGCAGTAGTGCTTTTGAGATACAGGGAACGTGAGGCATGGAGAAAAACACCATACCAGATAACGACACTGTTTAAATATCACAAGGAATATAACCCGCACATTTTCCGACAGGAACAGGCGGGAACACCAGCAGCTACAGAAAACATGGACGATATAGACATAGCGTTAGGGGGCTTTTAATTATGGCAGATAAGACGCAGAACGTCAAAACAAGGTTAAGTTTTGACGGAGAGGCAGAGTATAAAGCAGCCTGCAAGGAAATTAACAGCACCCTTAAAGTGCTTAATTCTGAAATGAAACTTGTAACGGCTGAATATAAGGACAATGCAAGCAGCGTAGATGCGCTGAAAGCAAAGCAGGCGGTACTACAGAAAACATACGACGAGCAGGCAAAAAAGGTAAAAGAAACCGAGGCGGCTTTAGAAAAATGCCGCAAGGCAACAGGAGACAATAGCGAAGAAAGTAAAAAACTTGAAACCCAGTTAAATTACCAGAAAGCAGCGCTTGTAAAGACAGAGCAGGAATTAGGCAAAACGACTGACGAAATGGAAAAAGCAGAAAAAGCCGCTGACGAAATGGGAAAGGAAATAAAAGACAGCGGGGAACAGGCAGACGACGCAAAGGGAAAATTTTCTGGATTTACAAGCGTGCTAAGCGGAATGGGTACAGCGCTTAAAGCAGCAGCAGCGGCGACGGCGGCAGCAGTTGCGGGAGCGGCAACAGCCATAGGAGCGCTTACCACAAAAGCGATAGAGGGATACGCAGCACAGGAACAGCTTGTAGGCGGTGTAGAAACTCTTTTCAAAACGTCGTCTGATACGGTTGTTGGTTATGCAAACGACGCATATAAAACAGCTGGAATGTCTGCAAATGAGTACATGGAAACAGTTACCAGCTTTTCAGCGTCGCTGCTTGCCAGTATGAATAATGACACGGCAGCGGCAGCAGAAAAGGCAAACGTGGCAATTACGGATATGTCAGACAATGCAAATAAAATGGGTACTGATATATCGCTTATACAGAACGCCTATAACGGTTTTGCAAAGCAGAATTATACCATGCTGGATAACTTAAAACTGGGATATGGCGGTACAAAAGAGGAAATGCAGCGACTGCTTGATGATGCAAGCAAGCTATCCGGCATTAAGTATGATATTTCATCATATTCAGACGTTGTAGACGCTATTCACGTCGTACAGACGGAAATGGGCATAACAGGGACAACGGCAAAAGAGGCAAGTACAACAATAGAGGGTTCGGTTAGTTCTATGAGTTCAGCGTGGGACAACTGGGTAGCTGGAATGGCAGACAGCGAGGCGAATTTCTCACAGCTTACAAGCAATCTGGTAGACAGTATTGTAACAGTGGTAGGGAATATAGCACCGAGGGTAATAGAAACAGTGCCGAGGCTGGTAAGCGGACTGGGAGAAATCGTAGAGCAGCTTGCAACGTATATACCACAGGTTATACAGGAGTTATTACCGCCTTTAATGAGCGGCGTACAGGACTTGCTTAATACGCTGGTTGGAATGCTGCCGGAAATGATAAGCATAATCGGGCAGATTATACCGACAATCATAGATACGCTGCTTACTATATTACCGCAGCTTTTAGAGGCAGGCGTACAGATTATTACGGAATTGGCGCAAGGTATCGCACAAGCGTTACCTACATTGCTGCCAACAATCGTAACGGTGGTTACGAACATTGTAACCATGCTGATAGAAAATATACCGTTGCTGATTACAGCAGCATTACAGCTGCTTACGGGGCTGGCACAGGGGCTGGTAGCAGCGCTGCCTGTACTGATTGAGGCACTGCCGGAAATCATAACGGCTATCATAAATGCACTGGTTGAGGGCATACCGCTTATTATCGAAAGTGCGGGCGATATTATAGTTGCATTGATTGACGGCATCATAGATGCAATACCGCTTTTAATCGCAGCCATACCGCAGATTATAGCAGCCATTGTAACAGGACTGATTACGGGGCTGCCTAAGATTTTGACGGCGGCAGGCAAGCTGGTAATGACAATCATAAATAAAATAAAAGAGCTACCTACTCTGATACCGCAGGCAATCGCTGCGGGCGTTGAGAAAATAGCAGAGTGGGGCGCAAATATGCAGGAAAAAGGCGGCACAGTTATAACAGGTTTTGTAACGAAAGTTATAGATATTGTTAAGGAGCTGCCGCAGAAAATCTGGAACAGTATAGTAAGCGCAGTAACCAGAGTGGCTACGTGGGGCGCAAATATGCAGACCAAAGCCAAAGAAGTAATGAACACAATGCTTACGAACATTGTAACGATTGTGAAAGAAACGCCTGCTAAAATCTGGAACAGTATAGTAAGCGCAGTAACCAGAGTGGCTACGTGGGGTAACAATATGCTTACGAAAGCCAAAGAGGTAATGAACGCCATGGTAACAGGCGTTGTTACGATTGTTAAGGAACTGCCGCAGAAAATCTGGAACAGTATAGTAGGAGCAGTTACCAGAGTGGCTACGTGGGGTAACAATATGCTTACGAAAGCCAAAGAGGTAATGAATGCCATGGTAACGGGCGTTATTACGATTGTTAAGGAACTGCCGCAGAAAATCTGGAACAGCATAGTAGGGGCAGTTACCAAAGTGGCTACGTGGGGCAACAATATGCTTACGAAAGCCAAAGAGGTAATGAATGCCATGGTAACGGGCATTGTTACGATTGTTAAGGAAATACCGCAAAAGATTTATAACAGCATTTCTGGTGCAATTTCCAAAGTGGCTACATGGGGTACAGAAGTAAAGAACAAAGCCGTAGAGGGCATGAGAAATGTAATTACTGGAATAGCAGACGTATTTAAGGATATTGGCAGTACGTTTGCAGGGTTCGGTAAAAACATGGTAGAAGGCATCTGGAACGGCATAAGCGGCGCTACGAGGTGGATAAAAGACAAAATAAGCGGCTGGGTAGGCAATGTTACCGACTTCCTTAAGGATTTATTTGGAATTGCCAGCCCGTCTAAGCTGATGCGTGACGAAATCGGCGTATATCTGGCGCAGGGTATCGGCGTTGGCTTTTCTAATGAAATCGGCGGCGTTAAGAAAATGATTGAGGACAGCGTACCGCAGGAGTTTGACGTAGACGCAAAGGTAAATGTAGGCAATGAATTTAAGTATGATAACGACGACAAAAAGCCAAAGCCGAGAGGCGGCGGCAGTGCAGCAGGCGGCGTAGTTGTCAATCAGTATATTTATGCGAATACCACGGACTATGCAAAACAGCAGAAAGAGGCAGCCCGACAGTTCAGAATGATAGCGAGGACGGTGTAACACATGGAAAATGAAAAACTGACTTACATAAATTCAAGGGGCGAGCGGTTAGAGCTGGGAGTAGACAGCGTATACCATTGCAATATAAGTAAAGACGTAGAGGGCATTTCCGGCGTTACGAGCGTCATTTACAGCACAAACAGTATGGGACAGCACGGCGACACCTACGTAGGGCAGCGTATCGAGGCGAGGGACATAGACGTAGTGGGACATATCAACACACGGGACAAGGCGCAGGCATTGGAACTGCGCCGCCGTATGCTTAAGATATTTAACCCAGAGCTTAGCGCTACGCTGGTGTATGAGTACGGCGGCTTTAAGCGTGTGATTGATTGCAGGGCGTATGGAGAGCCTAAGATACTAAAGAAAGAGGTACTTTATGAGTTTGATTTACAAATAGAGTGCCTTAACCCGTTCTGGCGGGAAGAGGAAGAAACAAAAGAGGATATAGCAAGCTGGGTGGCTGCGTGGCATTTCCCTTGCGTTATCGAAAAGGACAGCACAAAGAGCATGATATACGGATACCGAGCGGAAAGCGTAATAGTGGACTGCTACAACGAGGGCGACGTATCAACAGGAATGAGGATAAGGTTTACAGCACTGGGGACAGTTTCAAACCCGATACTGCTTAATGTGGATACCGAGGAATTTATACAGATTAACGCCACTATGAAAACGGGCGACGTGATAGAGATTAACACGAAGTACGGCAGCAAGGGCGCTAAGCTGATAAGGGACGGCGTAGAAACCGACTATTTCCGATACATTGATGTAGACAGTACATTTATGCAGCTTGCCATAGGCGACAATATGTTTAGATATGATGCAGCCAGCGGCGTAAATTCTCTGGAAGTATCCATATTCTACAGCAAGGAATTTTTAGGAGTGTGACGGTATGGAGCTTAGAGTATTCGACAAGACAGTACAGCCGCTGGGAGCTATAGACGAGCTGGCAAGCCTGCTATGGCATACAAAGTATTTTGACGTAGGAACTTTTAGCCTGCTTGCGCCGATTACGGACAATAACAGCCGTTTGCTGGTAGAGGGTAACTTAATAACCAAGCACGACGGAAAAAAGGAAGTAAAGACCGCCGACGGCGGCGTATGGCGCAGGGCAGCGCAGATAACCTACGTACACATTACCAAAGACGAGAACGGCTTAGAGCAGTTAGAGGCACAAGGCTATATGCTTAGCTGGTGGCTTAATAAGCGCTGCATTTATCCGCAGATTGTGGCGACAGGTACAAACCAGTATCTTATAAACCTTATGGTAAAGAACAACTGCGGCAGCGCAGCAGGAACAAAGCGGCGTTTTCCATTGCTTACATTTCTGGCGCAGGAAACCATAGACGGCGTGGCGGTTGAATATGCAAACGAGGTATACGCACAACTGGGGCAGGAAGTAAAGGCAAGGGCGCAGGCTGGAAAGCTGGGCTATGACATTCTGCTTAACGAAAGAGAGAGACTGTTTGGCTTTTATCTGTATAAGGGCAATGACCTTACAGCCACAAATACCGAGGGTAACACACCCTGCATATTTTCAAGAGATTTTGATAATGTCAACGAGCAGGAATACACAGCCAGTATAGAGAACTGCGGCAACTTTATTTATGTGCAGGGAGCAGCTGACGACGACGGCAGCCAGCCAGTAACCACAGTGGACGGCGAGGGCGCAACGGGGCTGGATTTAGTAGAGGTATTCTGCGACGCTACGGACATTGCCAGAAAGTACCAGCAGGGGGAAACAGAGGTAACAATACCGCTGAATACCTATATTGCAATGCTGAAAACGAGAGGCGGCGCAGAGTTGGAAAACTACGGCAAAAACATAAATTTTGTAAGTACCATAAATACAAATTCAAACTTAAAATTTAAGGCTGATTTTGATTTAGGCGACCGTATTACTTGCAAAGAAACTAAGTGGGGCATACAGATAGATGCACGCATTACAGAAGTAACAGAAACATACCAGAAAGGCGAGGAAACCATAGAGGCGACTTTTGGCGACAGCCTGCCGACGCTGGTAGACCAGATTAGGAAAGTGAGGTAGCAGAAATGGCAAACAGCTTACCGTTTAATGCCGTGGCAGTAGACGGAGAGTACGACAGGGTATATAAAGCCGAGGATTGGGCGTGGTACTTTGCTACTTTCATTGCAAACGGCATTTTTCCAAAGCCGAGCGACGGGCTACAGGTAGTAGCTTACAGCGGCATGGAAATAAGAGTAAATGCAGGCTATGCCTTTATAAACGGCTACGCCTTTAGAAATCCTGCAACGCTTAGCGTAACACTGGATACGGCAGAGGGAGCGCTTAACAGGGTGGACAGGGTAGTAGTTCGCTGGGATTTGCCGCAAAGAGATATGTATATTGCGGTGCTGAAAGGCACACCGTCTGCAAAGCCGACAGCAACGGCAGTAACACGCACTACGGAAATATGGGAGCTTGCGCTTGCAGATATTTACGTAGGCAAGGGCGTAACAAGGATACAGACGCAGAACATCACAGACCAGCGGTTTAATAGCGCAGTCTGCGGCATTGTAACAGGAACGGTGGAAGAGATAGACGCAAGCGTGCTTACAAAGCAGTTTACGGACTTTTTCAACACCTACAGCGCAGCCGTGCTGGACGAGTTCAGCGCATATAAGCAGAGTATGGAAAAGTACCTTACAGAGATTGCGGGCGTATATGACAGCTACGTAAGCAAGACAGAGGGCTTATTTGCGCAGTATGAGAGCCAGTTTAACGAAAGATACAGCAGTTTTGAAAGCACGCTTGACAACTGGGACAAGGAACTTTTAAGCGCCTATACAGAATTTATGGCAAAAATTAAGCTATTCCAGTCGGACGCTGAAAACGAATTTAACACATGGTTTGAGAGTATCAAGGACAAGCTGGGTGAGGACATAGCAGGCAGCCTGCAACTGCAAATTGAAGAGCTGGCAGCAGCCATGCAGGAAGTGAAAAAGCAGGCAGAGGCAGGCACGAAAGAAACCAAAGAGGCAATAGCAGCGCTGGACGAGCGACTTAAGAGAGTAGAAAGCGGCTGGGGCATTGACTATAAGCATGATGCTGTACTGGGATTGTGTTACATGGGCGCAGCATACATGAGCCAGCATTACGAAAGAACAGTAGAAACGGCAGTGTTAGGGGCTACCTACGTGGGTAATTCCTATCTTGCAAATACATTTTAGAAAGGCGGCAGACCATGAAAGGATTTCCTAAAGTATTAAAGACAAAAGAGGATTATTACAACTGCCTTGCTATGGTAGCAAGCGGAGAACTGGCAGCAGCAGATTTGCTGGCGAAAATCGAGAGCGCAGAGAACCAGCGTTATATTGAGTGCGGCGTAGCAGCTGTAGAGGAAGAGAAAAAGGCGGTTACGGTATATTACTGCGACGAGGCAGCGGTAGGTATGAAATTTGTAGCAGGCGACGTATCCGGCACGGTGCAGGGAGTAACACATATCCAGACCGACGAGGCAGCGGCAGCAGGAGAGGCGGGAAACGACAGAACAGCCCTTACACTTTCCAAAGCGGTAAAAGCGGGCTGCAAGGTAATTGCGCTGGAACGCACAGACACCGTGGCAGGAATGACAACAGACGACATTGCAGCACTGAAAGGAGTATTAAAGCAGTATGAGTAGATTATTAGTGGACGACGTTACAAAGACCGACGCAAGGGCGCTTTTGAACGTAAATAAAATGGCTACAATCAGCGATATTGTAGCACCGAGCAATGAGTACATTTACGCCAGCGGAGCAAATGAGCTGACCGTAGTAGAGGGTTGCGTAATTGCTGTGGGCGGCGCTGGAATTTTCAAGACAGCAAATACAATTCTTACGGCTGCTAATCTGGACGCAGGCAGCGCTTTTGCGGTAGGTAAGGACTATTACGTATATATCTGCGACAGCAGAATTGACAGCGCAGACGAGAAATACGTAATTTCCCTTAATTCTACATACCCGACAGGCTGGAACGCTACAAACAGCCGTAAAATCGGCGGCTTTCATTATGGACGCTGCCGCAAGGTGGACAGCAATTTACAGCCGCTTAATGGCAGCAGTGTTATTTTTGGCACAGGCTGGGAAAGTGCAGTAAGCAACGGCATTGTACCACGTTCTGTATGGACACTGGGACACCGCCCGAAATGCAGCCCAGAGGGTATGGTATATTTAGGCGGCGGCACATGGGTAGATATTTACCTTAATTCTGACGACGGGGCAAAGGGCTTGAAATCAGAGTATGGCTGCGCACCTATGACGGGTACAGAAAGCATGAACTGGTACAACTTTGTAGAACGTCTGGCAAAGAGCGGTAAGCGTCTGCCGAACTATGCAGAATTTTGCGCTTATGCTTTTGGCAGCCCTGCCGGACTGGATAACGCAAATACAAACGCATGGAGCGCCACCAGCAACACAGGTAGGGGCGTAACAGGCAGTGTGGTAAATGCCGTTTCTTCCGTGGGCGTTGTAGATGCCGTGGGGCGTGTCTGGGAGTGGCTGGACGAGCTTATTACAAGAGCGGAACACGCCACAAATGCAGACTACCACGCAAGCGTAGCGTGGGGCTGGGACAAGAAAAGCCCATTGAACACAGGCGAGAAGTCTTACGACGTTGGTAACATTTACCAGTATTACGCATATTCTCTGGCGGCGCTGTTGGCGGGCGGCGACTGGAGCAATGGGGCGAATTGCGGCGCTCGTGCCGTGGCTTGCAGCGATTACCCGTGGAATGTCCCTACGAACGTTGGCGCTCGTGGGGCGTGTGACTCTCTGTAGACGGCGGGCGAAAGCCCAGCCGGATAAACGGGGGTAAGGCATGGACATACAGACAAAAACAGATATTATACACCAGAAAATATACGATTTTCTGCTATATATTTACCCTCTGCTTACGAAGTACCCAAAGTATGAGAAATTCAGTTTACAGACGGCGACAAGAAACGCAATTCTTGAAATGCTGCAAGAGGTTATAAAGTGGGATAAGACGGCAACGAAAAGCCACTTATACACGGTAGATACGGCATTGCAGGAAAGTAAAGAATTGCTGCGGCTGGCGCATGACTTGAAGTATAGCGCTATGAACGCACGGCACTACGGCGAGAGCTGCCGCAAGCTGAAAGAAATAGGCGTTATGCTGGGCGAACTGATAGAAGAGGTAAAGACCAGAAAATAGCAGGATATGGGGCAGCTGCTTACTTACAGCCTCTGGCGGCGCTGATAGCGGGCGGCAACTGGAACAATGGGGCGAATTGCGGCGCTCGTGCCGTGAATTGCAACAATTACCCGTGGAATGTCCCTACGAACGTTGGCGCTCGTGGGGCGTGTGACTTAGTGAGAACATTACAGGCACAGAGTTCTACGGAATACTGGCAAGGACTTAGAAAGGGATAAGACCGAGTGTTTAATATCCTATAGTCAGAGTGGCTGTCCCGCCGTGAGGCAAAGAGAAAAAATACGGCTGCTGGTTAGTAGCTACGGCGAAAGGCAGGAGCTTAATACTTGAAGAGAGTAGGATACATTACCGATAAGGACGGGCGGCGCATTACGCTTTTAGAGGCTATGGGCGACTATGGAAACGTACAGAAAGCCTATAACAAAGCCAGAAAGTGTAAACGCCACAGAAAAGACGTACTGATTTTTACGAAAGACAAAGAGGAAAACTTAGACAAGGTGCGGGAAGATATTATAAACCTTGCCTATGAGCCAAGCAAATACCATTACTTTAAGGTGTACGAACCGAAAGAGCGGCAGATAATGGCGCTGCCGTTCTATGACAGGGTGGTACAGCACGCCATAAACAACGTGTTAGAGCCTATATTTGATAAGCGGTTTATATCGCAGTCTTACGCCTGCCGGAAAGGTAAAGGTATGCACGCTGCGTCTGATACGCTAAAAGAGTGGCTGTATGAGTGGAACAAATACCACCCAGACCAGCCGCTTTATGCTATCAAGGCAGATATACACCACTATTTCCAAAGCATAGACCATGCGGTATTAAAAACTGAAATACGTAAGGTTATAAAAGACGCTGGGGTACTGGCATTGCTGGACAGGATAATAGACCACAACGGCAATATGCCGGACGGCGTAGGGATACCAGTAGGAAACCTTACCAGTCAGTTATTTGCAAATATCTATCTGGACGCATTAGACCAGTTTATTAAGCATGAGCTGGGCGTAGAGGCATACATACGCTATATGGACGACTTTGTAATATTAAGCCCAGACAAGGAACAGCTGCGCAACTGGCTTGCACGGATAGAGCAATTCTTACGGGAAGAGCTTAAGTTAGAGTTTAACCCGAAAACTACCATACTGGCAGCAAAGAACGGTATAGACTTTGTAGGCTACAAACACAGGGCAACGCACAGGAAAGTACGAAAGGACAGCATAAAGCGCATAAAGCGTACTATCAAGAAGTGCGAGAGCGGGAAAATCACAAAAGAGCAGTTACAAAAGAGTATACAGAGCTGGACGGGACACGCAGGACACGCCGACAGCTATAACCTACGAAAGAAAATAGAAACGCTGGCAGAGGCAGCCATAGAAAAGGCTGCTTAAGCGGCAAAATGCAGGAGCGAGTACATGAGTAGCAATTTATTAAGGGTAGTACAAGAACAACAGGAAACCATAGAAAAGCAAAGCAGGCTTATTGCTGATTTAATAGCCACTCTGGAAAGCTGGGAGCAGACAGCGAGCTACGACGGCGCAGAGCTGAAAGAGCGGGCAAAAGATTTGCAATTAAGAGAAAGGCAGGATTTATGAACATGACTATTACAGAATTTATTGAGGCGGCGGCACATAACAAAATTATCCAGCTGGTAGTATTGGCGATTGTGTGCGACACGGTTTTTGGCGTGCTGCGTGCAATCAAAGAAAAGAAATTTAACAGCTGCGCAGGCATTGACGGGGCTATCAGAAAAGTAGGTATGCTTATTTCTCTGGTATTCATGCTGGCAATCGACGTACTGATTAAGATTAACTTAATCGGATTTATACCGGAGCAGGTACGTACATATTTAGGGCTTGATACCGTGGGCGTGGCTGAATTTTTCGCACTGCTCTACATTGCCTATGAAGTAGTGAGCATTTTTAAGAATATGGCATTATGCGGGCTGCCCGTAAAAAAGGTATGGGAAAAGGTGCGGGAGTTTCTGACGAAGTATACGGACGAACTGCCGGACACAGACGAACTGGACGGGGACAGCACCACAGGCAACGTAGAGGAACACAGGACACAGGAAAGATAAGAATAATAAGGACATAGCAGCAAAGAGCGCTTGCGGGACACCGCAGGCGCTTATTTTGTATGCGGAAAGGCAGGAAATATGAACATTAACAGAAAGATAAGTAAGTACAATTTCAATAAGGGCAGCGTTTCCAGAATTAAGTATATTGTTATCCATTATGTAGGCGCACTGGGCGGCGCAGAGGACAACTGCCGATATTATGGCGGCGGCAATAGAAATGCGTCGGCGCATTACTTTGTAGGATTTAACGGCGAGGTATGGCAGTGCGTAGAGGACGCTAATATAGCGTGGCATTGCGGAGCGTCGAGCTATAAGCACGCAGAGTGCCGAAACGCTAATAGTATCGGTATTGAAATGTGCGTAAGGAAGAAAAACACAAAGAGCATGGGCGCAACAGATAAAGACTGGTATTTTGAGGACGCAACAGTAGAGGCAGCGGCAGAGCTTACCCGTTACCTTATGAATAAATACGGCGTGCCTGCATCTCATGTAATCAGACATTACGACGTAACGGGCAAGATTTGCCCTAACCCGTATGTATATAACACCAGCGCCCACACATGGGACGAGTTTAAGCGTAAAATCAGCGGACAGGCAGAAACACCGCAGGGCGGCAATGAAAAAACAATCTGGAATTTTCTTACAGGAAAGGGCTTAAATGCTTATGCCGTGGCTGGTATTATGGGTAATCTGTATGCTGAAAGCGGGCTTATGCCGAACAACTTACAGAACACCTATAACAATAAGCTGGGTAAGACGGACGCAGAATATACAGCAGCGGTGGATAATGGCAGCTATGGCAATTTTGTAAAGGACAGTGCAGGCTATGGGCTGGCGCAGTGGACGTATTGGAGCAGAAAGCAGGCGTTGCTTAATCATGCAAAACAGGCGGGCGTATCCATTGCAGACCTTAATATGCAGCTGGGCTTTTTATGGGAAGAATTGCAGGGATACACAGCAGTAATGGACGCACTGAAAAAGGCGGGCAGTGTGCGTGCTGCATCTGATGCCGTTCTTACTGGATATGAAAAGCCAGCAGACCAGAGCGAAACAGTAAAGAAAAAGCGTGCAGAGTACGGCGAGGGATACTATAAAAAGTATGCAGCAGGAAACGGTACAAAGTATTACAGAGTGCGCAAGAGCTGGACGGACGCAGCAAGCCAGCTGGGGGCGTTTACGTCGCTGGAAAATGCAAAGAGCGCTTGCAAGGCGGGTTATACTGTATATGATGATAACGGCAAGGCGGTATATACCGCAGCGGGGCAGCAGACAAGCGCAGGCGTTCCGTTTAGCGTACAGGTAGATATTTTAGACCTTAATATCAGAACAGGAGCAGGCACGAACTATGCAAAGACGGGAGAAACCACAGGAAAGGGAGTATTTACCATTGTGGAAGTGAAAGCCGGACAGGGCGCAAGTGCTGGCTGGGGACGCTTGAAGAGTGGCGCAGGCTGGATTAGCTTAGATTATGCCACAAGATTAGCTTAAGTTTTCGAGGGTGGGCGGTTCGCTGTCTGCCCTCTATTTTTTTGCGATTTTCTTAGAAATCTATACAAAAGTGTTGACAATATACCGAAAAAGGTATATAATAAAATCATGGAAAGGAGATAAGAACAAATAAGAGGCAAAGCCACTGGAAAGGAGAAACGGCACAATGGGTAAGAAAAAGAAACAAAAGAAAAAGCCTATCAACTGGCAAGAATTGGCAATCAGTGCAGTGATAGACTTAATCATAGGAACAATACTTATCATAATTGGTAAGTACATAGGTTAGGGCGAAAGCCCTAACCAACAGGCGGGCGATAAGCCCGCCGCCTATAAGAAATATAACACAAACCCAAAGCCGAGTAAAGAGTATGCTTTTAAAATTAGGAGTATTTTTAGTAGCAGTAGGACTGGTAAAGCTGCTGGTTGCTTTCATTTTGAGGGCAAGAGAAAAGAGAGGTAAGGCATGAATTTAGGCGAAAACATTAAAAAAGCACGAAAAGCGGCAGGCGTGACGCAAAAGGAACTTGCAGAGCGCCTGCAAGTATACCAGAAAGATATAAGCCGCTGGGAAAACAACGAGCTTACGCCAAACGCAATAACACTTGCGAAAATTTGCAGAGAGCTTAACGCCTCTGCTGATGAAATTTTAGAATTGAAGTAGAAACGAAAGCGAGGGCTTACTATGACAAAGAAAAAGGTAATTTTATTGGTAGTGGCTGCATTATTTGCAGTAAGCGGTTTAACGGCGCTGCCGTCTGGAAATATAACAGGTGGGGTGGGTTGTATTGTGATTGCGGCAGTATGCGCCTATTTTGGACTGAAAAAGAAAAGCGCAGGAAAAGAGAACGGAAACAGAACACCAGCGCCTGCCGCCGCATCTGGTAGCAGGGTTTTAGATACAATCAGAACGAAAGTAGTAGGCGTGACGTTCAATAATGAGGACGGAGAAAACAGGCAGGATATTTTAAGCAAAATGTCCGGTAGTGAAGATATTACAGTAGAAAAGTACACATACAACGGAGAGCCTGCCGCATACGTAAAGTGGGGCGATAAGGTAATAGGCAATCTATCGGCAGAACTGGCGGGGGACTTAGCGAGAAAGTACCCGAAAGCCCGCTACACCGCAGAAATACTGGAAATTTCTGGGGGGGGGGTACAGACGTTCGGGTGCAATATAGAACTTGACGTAATCGAGGACGCAACGCCCAGCGTAAGCCAGCATACGGGAGAAACTACAGTATATGTAGACCGTAGCAACAAAAAATACCATAGTAAGCCTAACTGTTCGGGAATGAAAAACCCAAAGAGCATACCGCTAAGCCAAGCAAAGAAGAAATACACCGCTTGTAAAAAGTGTTGTAAATAGGTAAAGGCATAAGCCGCAGACTTGTAAAAGAGTTTGCGGCTTTTCGTCGTATATGGGGAAAGAACAGGAACGAAAGAGAGGTAGCAGAAATGGCGAATAAGAAAGGCAGCCGACAGCTGACATGGACAGACCGTATAAGTATTGAGGCATTGAAAAAAGCAGGGCATAGCGTGATAGAGATAGCAGAACAGCTGGGCGTACACCGCAGCACTATATACAATGAGCTTAAGCGAGGGGAATATATGCACAGAAATAGCGACTATACAGAAACATTAAGTTATAGCCCAAACAAGGCACAAATGAAAGCAGAGGAAAATTTAAAGGCAAGAGGTACACAACTTAAAATAGGAAACGATATTGCATACGCAAATTATATAGAGGATAAAATAGTAAATGAAGATTACAGCCCAGCTGCGGTACTGGGAGAATTGAAAGCACAGGGAAAAGAGGGGGACTTTTCCGTAACAGTATGCGTAACGACCTTATACAGCTACATTGATAAGGGTATTTTCCTTAAGTTGTCTAATAAGAATTTGCCAGTAAAGAAGAATAAGAAGAGAAATTATAAGAAAGTACAGAGGCAACAGAAAAGGGCGGCAGCAGGAGAGAGTATAGACAAACGCCCGAAAGAGATAGATACACGGGAAGAGTTCGGCAACTGGGAAATGGACAGCGTTTTAGGTAAGCGGGGAAAGTCAAAAAATACGTTGCTGGTACTGACGGAGCGGAAAACCAGAAACGAGATTATATTTAAACTGCCAGACCATACAGACGAGGCAGTAGTAGCGGCACTGGATAGATTAGAAAGAAAATGGGGCGCTGATATGTTTAAGCGGGTATTTAAGACAATCACAGTAGACAACGGCAGCGAGTTTGCAGATGCAGAGGGCTTACAGCGTTCTATTATCAACGAGGGAGAAAAGCGGACAAAGGTATATTACTGCCACCCGTACAGCAGTTGGGAGCGTGGCACAAATGAGGTAACAAATAAGATGATACGCCGGAAGATACCGAAAGGCACAAATTTTGACGACAGGACAGAGGAAGAGGTAGAGAGTATAGAGAACTGGATAAACGGATACCCACGCAAAATACATGGCTATCATTCAGCAGGGGAACTATTCGAGGAAGAGGTAAAGCAGCTTGCATAA